CCCATGGCCACAACAACTTACCTAAGTAACCCGGACGTAATTATTGCAACGGTTAACTTGCGCGACCAGTGCACCGCCGCAACGCTTACACAAACCATTGAGGCGCTCGAGTCCACCGCATTTGGTGACGTTGCCCGTTTCATGTCGCCCGGCTTGCAAAACAACGAGCTAACCCTGACGCTTTACATGAGCTACGCCGCAAGCGAAACATACGCAAGCTTGGCCGCCCTTGTCGGTACGCAAGTAACCGTAATCGTGTCGCCACAAGCGCCAACAACACCCGGCACATATTCGGCAACTAACCCGGGCTTTACTTTGACAGGCACCTACCTAGAGTCTTTGCCAGTCATTAACGCAACCATGGGCGAATTGTCAACCATTGACATTACGTTTACTGGCGGCTCATACTCGGTAGACGTTTCCTAATAACGGCCTCAACACGGCCCGACACGAAAGAGGCTAGTTATGCAGCTAACCCTAAAAGTTGAATTACCCGACAACACCTACACGGTTACAACCAACCTTTATGTTGTTGTTGCATGGGAGAGGAAATTTAAGCGCAAAGCGTCCGACATGGCCAATGGCATTGGCATAGAGGATTTAGCCTATTTGGCGTTTGAGGCGTCCAAGTTAAACAAAATTGTTGTACCGGCAGAGTTTGACAACTTCATTAAGCAGCTTGTCAACATTGAGGTTGTTGAGCAAGAGCAACCAAGTTTTACCGAAGCGGCACCTACAGACGCCAGCTAGCCGAGGTGCTAGTAGCTGTCGGTTGGTGGCCGCCTAACATTCCGTTTGAGCTACAAGACTTGCAGACGGTGGCTAAAGTGTTGACAGAGGCACACAAAAAAAGGTAGCGACGCTATGGGCATAACCGGACAAATTGACGTTTACGGGGTGCAAAACGCGTTAAAAGAGTTAAACGACATAGACCGCAAAATTAGGCGGCAAGTAACCAAAGACATTAAAACCGTTGGAAACCAAATTGTGCAAGAGGCCCGAAGCATGGTTTCTACACAATCGCGTAGCAAAGGTGCCCCGCTATCCGGTATGCGTCGAGGCTCGCTAATCCGTGGCCGAGAGGCAGGTTGGAACATATCCGAAGTGCAAGGCGGCTTTAACGTGCGCGTAGGTGTACGAGCAACTAAAGAGCGCTACGTAGATTTTGACCAAGGCGGCTACACCCGGCAAGTTGTGTACGGTGCCAAGCCATACCGCTTAATGGTGGTACAACAAAAGAGTTTTGCTGGCGCTATCTATGACCACGCGGGCGCTGGCATTAGCGGAGTACGCAACACCGCGTTTATAGCCAACCTAAATAAAGAGGTAGGCGACGCCCCACGTGTTATTGACAAGGCCGTGGAAAGCAACCGCCCGGCAGTAACCGCCGAGCTACTAAGCATTGTGGGTAAAGTTATGACACAGACAAACCGTAATTTGGTGGTATCCCGTGGCAATTAACATACCGATTTTAACTAGCTTTAGTGGCAAGGGTGTTGCCGACGCTCAACGCGAATTTAAAAGCCTTACAACGACAACGCAAAAAGCAGGCTTTATATTGCAGCGCGCGTTGCTACCAGCTGCCGCCGCTATCGGCACCATAACCCAAGTTATTGCACCCGCTATCCGTGCGGCCTCAGATTTTGAAGAGGCAACCAGCAAGGTAAACGTAATTTTTGGGCGCGCGTCCAAGAGCGTTAAAGACTTTGCCAATACTGCCGCTCGAGAGTTAGGTCAATCCAAACAGGCCGTGCTCGACGCTGCCGGTGCTTTCGGCACGTTCGGTAAAGCTGCCGGGCTTGCTGGCGAGGATTTAAGCCTATTTACTACAGATTTTGTAACCCTTGCTACCGACCTAGCGTCGTTTAACAACACAACGCCTGAGGAGGCCGTACAGGCCATTGGCGCGGCCCTACGAGGCGAGGCAGAGCCTTTACGCCGTTTTGGTGTATTGCTTAACGACGCCACCCTAAAAGCCGAGGCAATGGAACTAGGCATATACAAGGGCAGCGGTGCGCTAACAGCACAACAAAAGATTTTGGCGGCACAATCCGCTATATACAAACAGACAGGCGACGCGCAAGGCGACTTTGCTAGGACAGCCGACAACCTCGCAAACAAGCAACGCACCCTAAGCGCGCTGTTTAAAAACTTTCAAATACAACTAGGCCAACAACTATTGCCAGCAACAACCGATTTTGCTAACGGCCTAGTAAAAATTGCGGAAGCGTTTGATGACATTCCGACGCCAGCAAAAAACGCTATTAACAATGTTGGAAAATTTAAAGACATAATTGACTCGGCTATAAACCCTATTTCGGCGTTTATTAACGGCTTACAACTTATTGGCTCGGGTTTTTTTGACGCCAAAAAAGAAACAGGCGCATACAACCAAGAAATGGGCCGGTCAAACCAAGCACAAATGCGTATGGCCGACGCCGCCGGGGAGTTTAATAAAAAGTTTCAAGAGACACCGCCAGCTATTAGCGGCGCTAAAAAAGAGGTGGAGAGTTTTGCCGCTGCCCTAAAAGACAAATTATCTGAATCTGTAGACAGCGCTAAAGACAAACTTGCCGAAGCACAAGGCGAATTTGACGGATTTTCTACACGTGTAAGCGACGCCATTAAAAGCGCCCTTGATTTTGGGCAAGCGCTCGAGGACGGCGACTATGGTTTTACAGGCTTTTTAACTAACTTACGAAACCAAGTTAAAGGCGTTGAGGCATATTCCGACAACATACAAAAAGCCTTAGACCTCGGTTTATCTAAAGACGCATTGGGCTACGTGCTTGACGCTGGCAACGTGGCAGGCGCCGAAATAGCGTTAGAGCTTGTTAAGGGCGGCGTAACCGCCATTACAGAAACAAACGATTTAATACAAGCCGCACAAACAGCCGCTAACCGTGTAGGCATAGAGTCGGCTAACCGTTTTTATAAAGCGGGAGTAGACCAAGCAAAATTCATTGTTGACGGTTTACAGGCAGAGCTCAACAAATTGACGCCAAAACTTATGGCTCAAATGGACGCCATTGCCGCAAAACTTAAACGCAATGTTGACATTGACGTAATTATTACTGAGCGTGTAAACAAGGTTGTTACAACTATCACGGGCGCCGCACCCGGCTTGCCAACAACTACGTTGCCTAAAATTGTCACACCAATAGTACCGTTGCCAGCACCACGGCCTATAGACCGCCCAGGCGGCCCTATGGGCTCGCTTGGCTCGTCAGGCGTCACCGTTAACGTAACGGGCGGGCTATCTACCAGCGCCGAAATAGGGCAAAGCGTAGTTAACGCATTGCGGGCGTATTCGCGTACAGCTGGCCCGCTACAACTAAACGTGGCGCAATAACATGGCTGTAGCTGTAGTCCAATCGGGCAACTATGACTTACAAATAGACACAGGCTTTCAAGTTAACGCGTTTACGCTCGACGACAGTATCCGTGGGGTGCTCAACAACACCGAGTACGTGTTAGACGGTGTAGGCGAATTTGCAAGCATTTTAGACGGCGCGTTAAACGTCAACGTACGCCGAGGCCGCCGCGACCAAGGCGACACGTTCGGCGCTGGCACTATGACTTTTACGCTTGACGACACATTGGCTGGCGGAGTATTTAACCCATTTAACCAAGACAGCCCATTTTTTGACACCGCCAACGCGCTACCCGGGCTGGCACCAATGCGCGAAGTACGGCTACTACGTTACGACACCCTCGGCAATCCCGAATACATTTTTAACGGCTACGTCGTCAACTACGACTACAATTTTGCGCTCGGAGGCACCGATACAGTTGAGGTCTATTGCGCCGACCAATTCTATTTGTTAAGTCAAACCGTTTTAGACGAGCTCAACGTAACCGCCGAAACGTCGGGCGAGCGAATAGAAACCGTCCTAGACTTGCCTGAGGTTGACTTTCCGTTAGCGTCCCGCAACATTGCTACAGGCACCGTAAACCTTGGGCACGACTCGGCCTACACGGTGCCAGCCGGTACCAACGTGCTTAACTACCTAACCCAAATAAACGACACCGCCGAATTTGGGCGCCTCTTTATGTCTCGAGCGGGCGTCCTAACTTTTCAAGAAAGAATAGGCAACACGCTTGCGGGCAGCTCGGCCGACTTCCACGACGACGGCGCCCCCGGAACAATCAAATTTACTGGCGTCGGCATATCGTTTGAAGCCGACCAAGTAATAAACCGAGCCGTAGTTACAGGGCTAGACGACAAAACCGCTACCGCTGTAGACGCTGGCAGTATTGCCACGTACTTTATACAAACCACCAACATTGGCAACAGCCTTTTACACGAGCAAACAGCCATAGACGACGCCGCCGACTACCTACTAAACGGGCAACCCGAAGCCCGTTTTACGTCAGTACAAACCTCGTTTACTTTGCTCACAGCCGCACAACGCGACACGGTAGCAACCCTTGAAATTGGCGACACCATCACCATAGAAAAGTCTTTTACCACGGGCCTAACAACAACCCAACTAGCCCAAGAGCTAGCCATCGAGGGTATAGAGCACCGCCTAAATTTTGATACCGGGCACAGCGTCCTAATCAGTACCAGCCCTACAACGATTGTGTACGAATTTATTTTAAACGACGCCATTTACGGAATTTTAGGAATAACCGACCCGCAACCAGTTTTAGGATAAAGTAAAACTATGGCCACCCCTACCACCTTGCCCGCCGCGTTTGTTAGCGGCAACGTCCTTGAGGCATCCCAACTTAACAATTTGCGCGGCGCGTTTCGTGTGCTGCAAGTAGTAAGCGTGCAAAGTTCTACAGCGGTCAATACCACAAGCACCAGTTTTGCAACCACTGGACTGGCCGCAACTATTACGCCATCATCAACATCAAGCAAAATCCTTATTTTTGCAAACACGCCGTACCGACTAAGCAGCAACGCAAACACCGCGCAATTTACTTTGTTCCGTGGAACGGTGTCTGGCACAAACTTAGGACAGGGCACAGGCGCAGGGTTTGGCATTGTTTACAGCATTGGCGGCGAGTTTTTCGGCACTTATGGAACCCACTATTTGGACAGCCCAAATACAACTAGCGCGACAACGTACACGCTAGGTATGAAAGTAGGCGCGGCCAGCCTCACACTTAGCGCACAACGAAACGACGACACAGGCGGAATAACACTTATGGAAATAAGCGCATGATTGACTACGCACTAATTTTGCAAACAAACTATGCAGGCGCGGAATGGTCAATTAGCGGCAACGATTACGCCACGCTGGAATGGTACAGCGCAAGCACAAAACCTACGCAAGCCGAACTAGACGCCGCTTGGCCACAAGTTGATTACGACAACCAAGTAACAGCCGTGGAAACAACACGCCGCACACAATACGAAGCACAGTCAGACGGCCTATTTTTTGAGTGGCAGCGCGGCACAAACACTAAAGAGGCTTGGGAGTCCGCCGTACAAGCTGTTAAAGATGCAAACCCTTACCCGCCACCGTTGGGCTAAATATGCGGCCCTTGTGTTTATGGTTGCCGTAATTTGGTTAGCCAATGGTTGCACCGTTTCTAAAACCAACACAACTTACCAATGCTTTACAAAGGCGGCGTGCGATAATGAAAACCCCTGAACAACAACACGCGGCACTTATAGTTTTTGTTGGCCGTTTGTTAGCGGTATGTTTTACTTTTACCGTATTTGCATTTATCTACGGAGTGCTTTTTGTAGACCAGCCTGAAAAACAGGCGCCTACAGACGCACAGCTCATTGACTTACTATCCACCTTGCTTGTGTTTCTTACTGGCACATTGTCGGGCCTTGTCGCGTCTAACGGGCTTAAAAGCAAAACCCCGCAACTTGACCAATGAGCGTTGCTAAAGCCAAGCCGGGTGTACCGGGCGCTCGAGATTACATAGGAAACGCCGACGGGGCAGCACCCGCGCCACGTGCCGGTATGGACGCGTGGATTAAATGCGCTATTAAGTACAGCAACAAAAGTTTATGGAATAACGGCTCATGGGGCCAACGCGACATGAAAGGCAAACCCGGCAGCTTGTCAGTACACGCCACAGGCCGAGCCGTTGACTTGAGCTATCGCTACATGGCAGACAAAAACAAGGGTGTACCAACAGGCCGTAAAACGTCGTTGGAGTTTATTAACAAGGTTGTTGCCAACGCCAACACGCTAGGCGTCCAAGCAATTTTAGATTACTTTCCAAAACCTTTTGGCCGCGGCTGGCGTTGTGACCGCCAAGCGTGGAGTAGCTACAGCAAACCCTCAATAAGCAGCGCACCCGGTGGCGATTGGTGGCACATAGAAATTACGCCCGCCATGGCAGACAACCCGCAAGCCGTCGAAGCCGCGTTTTTATTGGTTTTTGGGGATAATCCACCAACCGCGTAGCACCCTGCACTACCGTTGGACTACCGACGGAAAGCTAGAGGTACCTAATGACAGACGAGCTACAAACCTTTTTGTACGAGTGCTACATAACGACACTTGACAACGGCCAACAGGCCATGTTCCAACTATTCCGAAACCCCAACACGGGCAGCGTCCTACACGCGCAACTAGCTTTTAAAACCTTGGCCAGCGGCACGTGGGGCGTTCCTTACCAATGCGAGGTAAAACCATGATTACAGGCACCAAATTAGTAATAGGCATAGTTACAGCCCTTTTGGGATTTGCGGCCACTACAAGCGCTCTAAACGCGCCTAACGACCAACCAGCAAGCACCATAGCAAGCACCGTGTACGTGCCCTATTCGGTGCCAGCACCAACCACGACGGTAAACGTGGACAGCTGCACAATAGTTGGCACGTTGCTAGCGCTCGAGGGCCTACCAGTAGCCGAAATGGAAACAGCGTTACGAGTGGCTGTCCGTGAGAGCCGTTGCACCCACCAAGCTTTCAACCCGACAGACACAATGGGCGGAAGCGCTGGATATTTCCAAATCAACTACTTTTGGTGCAAACCCTCGACGTACTGGCCTACCGGCTGGTTACAAGCCCAAGGCATTTTGGACGATTGCGCGGAATTGTTTGACCCGCAAATTAACGTGCGAGCCGCGGTAGCCATTTGGCGTAACAGCGGTTGGCTACCATGGAAAACAGCAAACTAACCCGACCCGAAAGACAACCCGACATGAGCAACTACGAGCATTACCAAGCCCAATACCCTGAAATTGGCATTAGCGAAACAACGCGCAAAATGTTTACAATTTTGGACGAGCTAGTAAAACCCGCACACGTGGAAAGCAAACACGCCCGGCACCTATACCACCTAAAAGGCGAATTGAGGGCGCTACATACCGACATGGTGCGTATTGAAGACCCGCGCGCGTTTGTCATTGAGCTAGCAATAGAGGCGTTAGGCGGCGACGCGTGACCGACACCGGCACGATACACGAAAGCCAAAAAGCGTACGCCAAATTTATTGGCTCATGTCGTAAAGAGTGTGCCAGCACGTTTAACAGCGAGCGCAAACAATTTAGAGCGGGCCGCGAAGCAATAGGCGCGTTAGGCGAAATAGTATTTGCCGACCATTACCTACTCGAGCACCCGGGCGTAACACTTTTAGGCAGCGACGAACACAACGCACTACTTGGCGACGTAGACATATACCAAATTAAAACAACAGATTGCACTAACGACGTCGTAAGCCTCATTGTGCCCGGCGTAGAAATAGACCGCTACCCCAACAGCCCGTTTGTACTTGTGCAGCTATTACTGCCCGATACCTACAACTTGGTTGGCTGGCTGTACGGCTGGCAAATAGCCGAGCTGGCTTGGCAACACGTCGAGCATGACGACAACAGCGGCGGTAGTTATTGGGTTAAAAGCTACAAACTATGGACAATGGCAGACCTACCAACCGCGTAATACCCGTGTGCTATAAATACAGACCCGATTAGAAAAGGAAACCCGACATGCAAGAAAAAGTAGAAACACCAAATACGCAACTACAAAAAGTTACGTTGCTAGTAACAATGCACGATTTTGACCCCGAGGATATGAACGCGGGCGAATGGCTTTTAAACGTGTTATCAGCTGGCGCAAACAACACACCACACGCACCATACGCCGCCAAGGCATACGCACAAGCAATGCAAGTGTTAAGCGTAGAAAATTGCGAGATTGTGGTATCCAATGGCCTTTAACATTGACAACTACGTAGACGTGCCAACCCGTTTAACGGAAGCACTAAAGAAATACCCGAACCTACGCATACAAGAAACCGACGCGCAAGTAGTCACCATGCCCGACGGCTCATGTTTTTACCGCTGCACCGTAACCGTGTACCGCGACATTGACGACGCGCTACCAGCAATTGCTACAGCTGCCGAGCCATACCCGGGCAAAACGCCATACACCAAAAATTCTGAATTTATGGTGGGCATGACCAGCGCTTTAGGCCGTGCACTTGGCTATATGGGTTTTGGCGTCAACAAAAGCATTGCCAGCAAAAACGAGGTGCTAGCCCGCCAAGAGGACGACGGCGACATAGTGCGCCCCGAGCGTACTCGAGCGGTAGCAGGCTCCAAAGCCGTCCTAAACGACGCGGCACCAAGCGGCAACTTTGCCAGCGCCAAGCAAATTAACTTTATTAAAGCGTTAGCCAAGGGCCGCGAATACGACGAGGGTGAGCTACTCGAAAAGCTGCACGAAATACTAGGCCGTAACGACGTGATACTAGAAACGCTCACGGCAAGCGACGCCACCAAAGTTATCGGAATAATGAAATGACCCGGTACAAGTCCAACTACAGCTACGCACAAGACTTGCGCGACGTACGCCAACACAGCATGGAAGTAGCGCGCAAGTTGGCTGCCGAGCAAGCGTTAGTTATGGAGTTAAACAACCGCATTGTTGAGCTGCAAGCCGAGGCAGACCGCTTACAAGACGAGCTCAATTTGGCGCACGAGGCCCTACGTCGAGCATTTAAGCCGCAATGAAACTTACGCCCAACTTATTGAGCGAGCGCGAGTTTAAAAACAGCATTGTTGCCCTAGCCCGTGACCTCGGTTGGCTAGTCCACCATGACTTACCAAGCCAACGCGCTAACGGCAGTTGGGCTACAGCCACACAAGGCGACAGCGGCTTTCCTGACTTGGTGCTAGTGAATCCGGGCAACATGGTTACAGGGCTAAAGCCAATGGTTGTGTTTGCAGAGCTCAAGACACAAAGAGGCAAGACAACAGCAAGCCAAGAGCAATGGTTAACAGCGTTACGCGCTTGTGGGCAAATGGCGTTTGTATGGCGTCCTACACAAATGCAAGAGATACAACAGCTACTATTTGGAACCTTTACCCACCCCTCTAGTTAGACAATCGGCAAGCACCAAGACCTAAGCCCGTCGCACGGCAGTTGGTAACACACGGCAACGTGGGTAGAGCGCCACGCCCTTAAACAGGTGACGTGACGCGGCGGCCTATAAACATAATTAGGCGTAATGCAAGGTAGACGGATTGAGGCAGCCCGTCGGGTGAGCATTACCGCATTAGGCTTTAATCGCTCGAGCATTGACATACCGATAACAAACCAACACAACCGAGGTAAACCCGACATGAGCAGCTACCAGCAACCACGACAGCAAGCCGCTTGCGGCGCGCTAGCCCAAGCGAAGCGCGGGAGTAGCAATGCCAACTAACAACAACAGCAAACAACGCAACCAAAAAGAATTCAAACACAATCGCTTAAAGGTGCTCGACAACGGCAACGCCGTGTGCCATTGGTGCGGAGTAAACCAAGCAACCGAAGCCGACCACCTCGAGCCGAGCGACGCCGGTGGAACGAACGACATTTCTAATTTGGTGCCGGCATGCAAACCGTGCAACGCTCGACGCGGCCAACAATACGCACAACAAAAACAACGCGCTAAAACCCTTGCACCACAAGGATTTGGCGAACCCGTTTTTTTACAAACACAAGCGAAGCCCCCGCAAGCTCTAATTCCTATATTTTTTGGAAACCAGCCGCAACCAGCTCTAACCGGCCGCTATCAACCGAGACTAGAAACAACGACGCACGTTGGCAGCCAATCACGCGCTATCGAGATTGGGGAGTTTGCGGAGAGGGTGCTAGGGCTACCGCTTATGCCGTGGCAGCTGCATTGCTTGGAGGGTTTAACCGCTTTTGACGACGTTGGTAAGTGGTTACACCGTGTTGGTTTAATAAGTGTGGCCCGGCAGAACGGCAAGAGCCTTTTAAGTAGCGCGGTTATCGGGCATTGGCTTACTAAAGAGGCAGAGCACCGAGGGCAGCCGCAAACGGTAATTAGCGTTAGCCATAAGTTGGATTTGACAGCCGCGCAATTCAGTTATTTGGCGCCAATCCTCGAGGCCAAATTTGGGGCCGAAGTTTCGTGGTCATACGGCCGCCAAAAGTTGACAATGCCAAATGGCAGCGTGTGGCATATTCGAGCAGCTACCCCGGCAGCCGGTCACGGTTACAGCGCCGACCTAATTACCGCCGACGAGGTTTGGCAGATATCTGAGGCCGCTATTGACGACGGTTTACTACCGTCTCAACGTGCACGTAAAAACCCGTTGTGTTTACTTGTGAGCACGGCAGGGACGCAAGAGTCCACGGCGCTATTGCGTTGGCGTGACCAAGGGCTACGGGCAATAGATAGCGGCAAACAAACCACGTTGTATTTTGCCGAATTTAGTCCAAGCCCACAACTAGACCCAATGACGCCCGAGGCATGGGAGTACGCAAACCCCGCATTGGCTGGCGGCCTCATTGACCTAGACGTAATTGAGGGCGAAGCATTAGGCCCTAACCGCTCGGCGTTTTTACGAGCCTCGGTTAACTTGTGGCAGGCCGTAACAACGGGTTGGTTGGAAATCGGCGTGTTTGACGCTTGCAAAACCGATACCCCGCCACCCCCCGGCGGAGTGTTGGCTATTGAAAGCTCAACGGACGAGGCCCGCTATACCGCCGTGCGCGCCGTACAAGCTGGCAACAAAACACACGTAACCGTGGCGTTTACCGCTAACAGCGTTGCCGAAATGTGGCGGCTCGTTGACATAGAAATAGAAAACAACCCCGGGCTACGCCTAGCAATAATCCCCGCGCTAGAGGTAAGTTGCCCGCCCGCGCTCGAGCGTCGCCGCACCATAGTTGGCTACCGTGAGCTACTGAAATGGACGGCCGCTGTCCGCTCAATGATTGTAGAAAACCGTTTACAACACAACGGCGAGCTACTACTAACACAACATTGCGCCCGAGCGGTTTTAATTAAACACAACGGAAGCGTTGCGTTATCCACGTCGCGTAGCCCGGGCCCTATCGAAGCAGCGCGTTGTATGGTATGGGCCGCGGCAATGGCAAGCCGCCCGCAAATACTTGGTAAACCTATGGTTATGGTGTCTAACCGCTAAAGTTTGTGTGGCGCTCGCTGGCCTTGCTTTCCGTCGGGGATTGCTCGCCGCCAGCGAGTGCCACCAATCCGCGCCTAAATATGGCACACTAAACGCATGGCTATTTTTACGCGCAAACCTGAACCAGCAACCGTTGTTAAAGCCGCTGCCGGTAGCAACGCTGGCGCCTCACAAATTGGCAACTTTTTTGCGTACACCGACGGCGTAAACCGTAGCCGTTTTATGCAAGTGCCAACCATTAGCCGTAGCCGCGATTTAATGGCAAGCCTTGTTGGTTGTCTGCCGCTTGTCATGTACAAAGAAATGTGGAACGGCGACGAAATGGAAAAGGTACCCGAGGCGCCGCGCTCATGGCTACGACGCATTGACAAAGGCGTAACAAACAACTTTATTTTAAGTTGGACATTTGACGACTTGTTTTTTTATGGCCGCGCATTTTGGTATATAACCGAGCGCACCGCCGACGGATACCCGGCAGCGTTTACACGTCTACCCGCCGCAATGATTACAACACAAGACCAAGCGCAAGGTACTGGCGTATGGTTTGGCCCGTCTAAACAAATTTTGTTTCAAGGCTTACCAATCCGTTACGAGGATTGCGTACAATTTTTAAGCCCAATTCAAGGTTTGATTTATACCGGCGCAACCTCAGTAGATACCGCGCTTAAGCTCGAGCAGGCCCGCAACCGCAACTCGAGCTCGCTGCAACCAGCCGTAACGCTTAGGCAGACTGGCGGCGAGCCCATGAGCCCACAAGAGTTAAGCGACTTGGCCGCGGCCTACGACAGCGCCCGCTATGCGTCGGCCACGTGCGCGGTAAACGAATTTGTAGAGGTAATACCTAACAACGCAACCCCCGACAAAATGTTGCTTATTGACGCTGCCGAATACCAAGCAAAAGAAATCGCCCGGATCGCCAATGTCCCCGCGTACCTTGTCTCGGTCAGTATTGGAAATTATTCTTATGTCAGTAGCTCGGAAGCCTCACGCGACTTGTACACGTTCGGCGTAAAACCGTATATAGATTGCATACAAGAAACACTAAGCGCGGATAACGTGCTACCACGTGGCACGGGTGTTATGTTTGACATCGAAAGCTATTTAGAAAACCAATACCAAGACAGCGCCGAAAACATGCCGGACATGGCAAACGAGGTAAACAATGCTTAGGTTAATCCCACAAGAATTAAATTTAGACGCCGCTAAAGGTGACGCGCTGCCACGTAGAACCCTTGCCGGCGTCGCCCTACAATACGGCGTAGAGGCCGTCGTATCGGACGGGCAAAAAGTACGTTTCGAGCCGGGCGCACTACCGCTTGAGGGCAAGAAACCCAAAATGTATCTCAACCATGACAGCACTAGCCCAATCGGCTTGGTCACGGCTCGAGAGCTGGTAGGCGATACCGTCATGTTTGAAGCGAAAATAAGCGAAACAACTCTCGGAAATGAGGCGCTCGAATTAGCCAAAGACGGCGTTTTAGATAGCGTAAGTGTTGGGATTTTGCCAGTTGAGTTTAGTTTTGACGAGGCTGGCACCATGGTTGTAACTAAGGCCGATTGGCAAGAGCTCAGTTTGCTGCCCTATGGCGCATTTGAGGCCGCCAAGGTGCAGCGCGTCGCGGCGAGTATCCACCAAGAGCCCGACGAAATAGAGTTAAATAATACACAAGACGAAAACGAGGAGTTAACCGAAATGGAAAAGACCGTAGAAACACCAGCCGTTATCGAGGCCGCAACCGTGCAAACCATTTATGCACAGCCTCGCAAATTGCGTTTGCCAAGCACGTCGGAATACATCGCTAGCTACGTACGTGGCGGCGCCGACTTTGCACAAATGAACGCAAACATTAAGCAAGCAGTTGTGGAAGCTGCACCCGGTGTTGCGCCATTTATTAACACGGAAAGCACCCCGGGCATATTGCCAGAAATCATCACCGGCAGCGTCTACGACTCGCTTAACCCAATTAGGCCGTTTGTTAGTGCAATCGGGACTAGGGCAATGCCGACAGCTGGCGCAACTTTCCGCCGTCCAGTAATTACAACTCGTCCAGTTGTTACACAACAAGCCGCACAGTTTGACCAGTTGAACGCGTCAACTGTTGTAGTTTCAAACAACGACGTTTCAAAACTAAGTTTTGGAACATTTGTCACCGTTTCCGAACAAGACTTGGATTGGTCAGACCCATCAAGCATTGACATCATTTTGAACCAGCTTGCAATCGCTTACGGCCAAGCAACTGACAACTACGCCGTAGACACTTGCCATGCAGCAATTACACAAACTTCATCGGTAGCAGATACCGCTAAAGGTGCAGATTGGGTAGCAGCAATTTACGAGGGCGCCCGTCAAATTTCGGCAAACTCTAACTACTTGCCAACGCACATGTTTGTAACGCCTGCAAGTTGGGCCGCATTGGCCAGCTCGGTAGACGATTCCAACCGTCCAGTATTTCCGTACACGGGTGCACCAAACCTTATGGGCCAAAACGCTGCCGGCAACTCGGCCGCTACTTCATGGAACGGCAACCCGCTTGGCTTGGTACTTGTCGTTGACAAGAACGCACCGGGCTCATTCATGGGACACGCTGCCGGCCCTGCCGCTGGTTTCGAATTCTACGAACAGCAAAAAGGCGCGATTAGCGTTGAGGTACCAGCAACTTTGGGCCGCACGATTGCTTTCCGTGGTTACGCTGCCGCTTTCATGGCAGACGCCACCAAGTTCGTCAAGTTCGTCTGATAGCCGAAAGGTAGGCCATTATGGCCGCTTACTCGGTCACACAAAAATACTTAACCGACAATTACGCGGTTTTAGTATTACAAACAAACGCCGACCCGCTTGAGGTTGGGCAGTCTGTAGTTATTAGCGGCGTTGACGCGACGTTTAACGGCACGTACACCGTCGTAGATTTGCCGCAATACTATTTTACGGGCGTAGACGAGCAAGGCTTTTTTACTTACGACTACCAGCTGCCAATACAAAACCAAGTGCTTTACGCGCGCACGGCCGACAACGTGCAAATTGTGGCCGCTACTGGCACCCTGACAACTACGCCTACGTGTACGTGGGTAACGCTTGACAGCCAAGTAGAGGATTGGTTAGGCATAGGCACCGCTACAGCGGCCGACGCCACGTTTCTAACGCAATGCCGCACAAGCGCAAACGCCGTTTGCTACAAGCGACGACAGCAAGCCGGGTACGTCGACAGCCTCACAACCTCACCAAGCGCCGCGGTAACTCTCGGAACGGTGGCTTATGCAGGGTTTTTGTATAGGCAACGTGGTAGCGCTGGCATGGATTACGCGTCGTTTGACGGTATGACTACTGGCGGCTCAACAGGCTTTAGCCCAATGGTTAAACAGCTGTTGGGTATTGACCGCCCCGCGGTGGCCTAATGCCCGTACCCGCATACACCGACCTATTTAACGTCGCGTTAGACGACTTGACAGCGACGCTAACGAGCATTACAGGACTAACCGTTACTAATGACCCGCGCAACATTAACCCGCCGTGCGCGTTTATAGACGCCCCTAGCTTTGTGGCGTTTAACTTCAACATTGTCGAAATTACGTTTCCGGTGCGGCTTATTACCCTTGGCCCGGGCAACCTAGACGCGCAACGCTCGCTAATGAATATGGCAGCTTTACTACTTGCCAAAAACGTGGCGGTTACTGGCGGCCGCCCAACGGTAGCGGTGTACGGTGGGGCCGAGTACGCCGCCTATGATTTAACTATTGACTTGAAAGCGAGTACTACAGCATGAGCAAATACACCGTTGTTAGCCCTCGAGTGGGTACACCCGGCGACGAATTTGACCTAGACCTAGCTGTAAAGCGCGGGGCTAATCTTGAGGCGCTGCTCGCTGGCGGCTTTATTAAAGTATCCGCACCTAAGCCCGCAAAAAATGCTAAAAAAGACATAGACACAAACGAGGAGTAACCCCATGGCCACAACAACTTACCTAAGTAACCCGGACGTAATTATTGCAACGGTTAACTTGCGCGACCAGTGCACCGCCGCAACGCTTACACAAACCATTGAGGCGCTCGAGTCCACCGCATTCGGTGACGTTGCCCGTTTCATGTCGCCCGGCTTGCAAAACAACGAGCTAACCCTGACGTTGTACATGAGCTACGCCGCAACAGAAACATACGCTACATTGGCCGCCCTTGTCGGTACGCAAGTAACCGTAATTGTGTCGCCACAAGCACCAACAACGCCCGGCACATACTCGGCGACTAACCCGGGCTTTACTTTGACTGGCACCTACCTAGAGTCTTTGCCAGTAATTAGCGCAACCATGGGCGAATTGTCAACCATTGACATTACGTTTACTGGCGGCGCGTACACCGTAGACGTATCTTAATAACGGCCTACTTACGGCCCGACACGAAAGAGGCAAGTTATGCAGCTAACCCTAAAAGTTGAATTACCCGACAACACGTACACGGTTACAACCAACCTTTACGTAGTAGTGGCATGGGAGAGGAAATTCAAACGCAAGGCGTCCGACATGGCCAATGGTATTGGCATAGAAGATTTAGCCTATTTGGCGTTTGAGGCGTCTAAGTTAAACAAGATTGTTGTACCGGCAGAGTTTGACAACTTCATTAAACAGCTTGTCAACATTGAGGTTGTCGAGCAAGAGGAACCAAGTTTTACCGAAGCGGCACCTACAGACGCCAGCTAGCCGAGGTGCTAGTAGCTGTCGGTTGGTGGCCGCCTAACATTCCGTTTGACCTACAAGATTTGCAAACCGTGGCTAAAGTGTTGACGGAAGCACACAAAAAAAGGTAGCGACGCTATGGGCATAACCGGGCAAGTTGACGTTTACGGGGTGCAAAACGCGTTAAAAGAGTTAAACGACATAGACCGCAAAATTAGGCGACAAGTAACTAAAGACATTAAAACCGTTGGCAACCAAATTGTGCAAGAGGCCCGAAGCATGGTGTCTACACAATCGCGTAGCAACGGCGCCCCGTTATCCGGTATGCGTCGAGGCTCGCTAATCCGTGGCCGAGAGGCGGGTTGGAACATATCCGAAGTGCAAGGCGGCTTTAACGTGCGCGTAGGTGTACGGGCCTCTAAAGAGCGCTACGTAGATTTTGACCAAGGCGGCTACACCCGGCAAGTTGTTTACGGCGCCAAACCGTACCGTTTAATGGTTGTACAACAAAAGAGTTTTGCTGGCGCTATCTATGACCACGCGGGCGCTGGCATTAGCGGAGTACGCAACACCGCGTTTATTGCCAACCTAAATAAAGAGGTGGGCGACGCCCCACGTGTTATCGACAAGGCTGTAGAAAGCAATCGCCCGGCAGTAACCGCAGAGCTACTAAGCATTGTGGGTAAAGTTATGACACAGACAAACCGTAATTTGGTGGTATCCCGTGGCAATTAACATACCGATTTTAACTAGCTTTAGTGGCAAGGGTGTTGCCGACGCTCAACGCGAATTCAAAAGCCTTACCACAACAACCCAAAAAGCGGGCTTTATTTTGCAGCGCGCATTGCTGCCAGCTGCCGCCGCTATTGGCACCATAACCCAAGTTATTGCCCCGGCTATTAAAGCGGCCTCGGATTTTGAAGAGGCAACCAGCAAGGTAAACGTAATTTTTGGGCGGGCGTCCAAGAGCGTTAAAGACTTTGCCAATACTGCCGCTCGAGAGCTTGGCCAGTCTAAGCAATCGGTGCTCGACGCTGCCGGTGCTTTCGGCACTTTCGGTAAAGCTGCCGGGTTGGCTGGCGAGGATTTAAGCACGTTTACTACTGACTTTGTAACCCTTGCTACTGACTTAGCGTCGTTTAACAACACAACCCCCGAGGAAGCCGTACAGGCCATTGGGGCGGCCCTACGTGGCGAGGCAGAGCCTCTACGCCGTTTTGGTGTATTGCTTAACGACGCAACCCTAAAAGCCGAGGCAATGAAGCTTGGCATTTACGACGGCAGCGGTGCGCTAACAGCACAACAAAAGATTTTGGCAGCACAGGCCGCTATCTACAAACAGACAGGCGACGCGCAAGGCGACTTTGCTAGGACAGCCGACAACCTTGCAAACAAACAACGCACCCTAAGCGCCTTGTTTAAAGACTTTCAAATACAACTCGGCCAAAAATTATTGCCAGCGGCAACCGATTTTGCTAACGGCTTAGTAAAAATTAACGACGCGTTTAGCAATATGCCTACCCCGGCACAAAAAGCAATAGACAAACTAAATGTATTTGCGAAAGTAGCGTCAAACATTAACCCGCTTATTGCACTTACAAACGCAATACAGGCTATTGGCTCGGGCATGTTTGAGGCCGAAAAACAAACAGGCGCATACAACCAAGAAATGGGACGTTCAAACCAAGCACAAATGCGTATGGCCGACGCCGCTGGGGAGTTCAATAAAAAGTTTAAAGAGACACCGCCCGCCGTTGCTGGCGCTAAAAAAGAAGTAGAAAGTTTTGCCGCGGCCCTAAAAGACAAATTAGGCGAGGCAGTAGACACCGCTAAAGATAAGTTGGCCGAGGCGCAAGGCGAATTTGACGGGTTTGCCACCAAGGTAAGCGACGCCGTAAAGGGTGCGCTCGACTTTAACGCCGCGCTCGAGTCAGGAGACTACGGCTTCAAAGGCTTTTTAGACGCCCTACGTGACCAAGTTAAAGGTGTCGTCGAGTATTCCGTAAACCTTGGCAAAGCTTTAGAGATGGGTTTAAGCCAAGACGCATTGAGCTACGTCATGGACGCGGGCAACGTCGCTGGCGCCGAAATAGCCAACGAGCTTGTAAAGGGCGGCCAAGCCGCTATAGACGAAACCAACGCGCTAGTTGACGCCGCCAAAAGGGCAGCCGACAAGGTAGGCATTGAAGCCGCCAACCGTTGGTATAAGTCGGGAGTAGACCAAGCCAAATTTATTGTTGACGGTTTACAGGCAGAGCTAAACAAATTAACGCCAAAACTTATGGCTCAAATGGACGCAATTGCTGCAAAACTTAAACGCAATGTTGACATTGACGTAATTATTACTGAGCGTGTAAACAAGGTTGTTACAACTATCACGGGCGCCGCACCCGGCTTGCCAACAACTACGTTGCCTAAAATTGTCACACCAATAGTCCCGTTGCCAGCACCACGGCCTATAGACCGCCCGGGTGGCCCTATGGGC